CTAAACATTACGGTCAATGGCCATTCGTTTAAAGGGACGGCGCTTCCTAAACTCTCCCAAAAATATAAAATAGAGATAGAAAGCCCTACGAATCTGGATCTTTTAACGCTGGAGAGTTGTCATAGGCACATTTCAATCCAGAACGCATTTCATAAAAAAAGGGTCATTAAGAATAAAAAAAAATACATTTATAATTTCGTCCCATCTCCTTTAGAGAAGGATTGCTTTTTAGAAGTTAAAGCTCTCTCAAAAAAAGAGGCTCATTCTTGGGGGCTTATTGTTTTTAATAGTGATGAGTATACTATTCCGGCCACAGTTTATTGTAATGGGGATAAAATTAATTATCAAGGAACCTCAATATGTCAAAGTAAAAAGGATCTTGACCAGCAGATTATCTTTAAAAGAAAGGTTGCTGTGGAGGGAAACTGTCCAATTGTGCGAGCTGGTTTGAGTAATTATAAAGTTTATAATTTGACCATAAAGGAAGGTTTTTGCGTGTTTATTTTTAGAACGGAGAAAGAATTTCATCGTCTTTATACCTTCGGTTATGATCAAATTATATTAAGGGATATTTAAATGATGAGTTTAATTTCTGCATGTCTACCTTTTGTTATTAGGGTTTTAGATAAATATTTGGATAAAAAGGACGGAGACTTAGAGTTAAAGAAGTCTTGGCTTAAATTTATTATTGATATGGATAGTGGAGAAAATAACTCTAAAAGAATTCAAAAAGAAATAAATAAAATAATTAAAAAAGAATTAAAACGCTAAGAGCCTTTCGGCCCTTAAGAGCGGAGGAAATGTTTTTGATAGGGAGATTATGAAAATTAATTGTAAATATTATAAACTAAAAAGGGAAGGGGTATTTAAATTTTAATAGCTGCCAATAAATCATTTCTTGATACGATCGGTCTAATTCTTATCATAGCGCCTGATGTTTTTGCTTTTTGCAAACTATTAATAGCCCGGCCGCCTCCTCCTGCTTCAATATGTTGAAAAAAGTTAATGGCCATAGAAACATGAGTAACTCTATTAATTGACTTCCCCCAAAACAATAAAGATCCAGCCGCTATCCCTTTACCTCTAGCTGTTTTGGAAAAGTAATTATAAAGCCCTTGGGCGGTTTGATCGCCTGTAGGATCATAGCCAATACAACTTAAAACCTCTTGGATAAAACCAGAGCAATCATAGGCCTCAGGTCCTTCACCGCCCCATAAATAAGGTTTCCCAATAAAAGATTTACTATAATCAACCATTAATTTAGTTTCCATCTGTGAACCCCGAAACCCAATGAAGCATTTTAACAAGACATTCTTGCTCTGACCTTCCGCAATCCCCATAGGAGTAATTATTTTTATTAGCGTTAATAGTAAAGAGGTCTTCTTTATGTTTTTTAAAAGAGATCGCATATCCATTTTCTTCTAATATGTTTTTTAATTGGTTTATAAAATCTATATTATTCAATTGGATGTTCCTCTCGTGTCCTTCGATAAAAGTTTAAATTTTGTTCATTACACCTTTCACAAAGCCGATTAAATTTCCCTTTAGCTACAAAGCCCCTATCGCATTTTAAGCAATCACGGTCTATTAAAACAGCCTTTTCTAAAGGTCTAAAAGATTGGTCAATAACTAGTTCACGAATTTTATAAAACTTATTGTAAGACTTACCTCTGGCTTCAAGCAGTCTCCTTTTCCTTTCAGCATCTCTTTCAAGTTTTATTTTTTTATTTCGCTCGTCGGCCAATGTCTCAAGTTCTTTAAAAACAATTTGAAGACAATCCTGACAAACACTATAATCCTTTTTATTAAAAAAAAATTCAACGCCACATTTTATGCACTTTACGACCTTATAAGACTGATTAACTCGCATTAACCTTCCTCGTTATAAAAGATGAAATGTTTTTGTATAAAAAGTGTAGGGGAAAAATATTATATAATCAATAGATAAAATTAGAACCTATGGTGGGTTCATAATGACCCACCATAGAATAGAAATTATAATAGTATAAAAAAGAAAAACTAAAACATCCTGCATGCCCATGCCTCTCAGGTTTTTTTATCATTTATCCAGTGGCATTTAAGTTTCAACTCATCAGTTAGAGAAGACAACTTATTATTATCCATCATAGAAATTTCAGTTAAAGATTCTTTTGGTTTTTTTGGATCAAGACCACACATCTCCAAGGCTGAATCGTCACCCACGACAACTCTAATTTCCTCAAAGACTCTTTTAAACTCATCTTTAATTGAATTTAAGTAAGTCACATTTACGTTTGAAGATCGGTTATCCCTTAGATTTTTTTTACTAGGGGGCGTTTTATTATTTTGGTTTTGTTGTTCTAAGGCGCTTATCAATTCGTCGGCTGAGGCGTACTCTTCCCCACCTAAGCCCAGGTTAGCTAAGGCCCGGCCTATTGCGCTAGTCTCGCAATTTTCTAAAGCACTAGTAGTATTAATTTTAGAAGACCCCCATTTTTCCGTAGCATATCCTGAAGCAATTATTCTCCCTTCAGGATTGTAAATTTTTGCACTTATAACCGCATGACCAGATTCAATTCCTGCATCAATTATTTGAGTGTCCATCCCATACCCAGAGAAGGAGCTCCTAAACTCATCAACCCTTAAGGCCACCGTTTTGTATTGCTTACCGTGAATTGGAACTATTCCTTTTTTTAAACCCATTTTTTTTCTCCTATTTCATGTTTAAAATATCTTTCTTCGCCGCGAACTGTAATATCCAAATTGTTAAATTCTGCAAAAGTTGAATTAATAAATTCTCTTTTAATTTCTAACTTCATACTCTCTTTAGCTTTTCTGCAAGAGCAGAACACGCCTGAAGGATTAAAACAAAATTGACATATTTGATAGCATTCCTCATCATCCATCAAGAAGCCCTCCGCATAAATCTTTATATTCAATTTTTAAAACCTCATAATCCTTTTTTTGACTGTCTAGTTCCAGAACCGTTGACCAATATCTATTCTCAAAATCCTGCGCCTTCTCTTTTAAATTTTTTATCTCAATGGTTAAATCGCTAATGATCAAACCGAGTTGAGAAAGTTTCTCATCTACTTTCATTTTTAAGCATCCTTTTTTAGGTGTTGTAATTTTAAATATTATATAACATAATTGGACCCAACGAGTCAAACAATTTAAAATAAAGGGGAATTTCTTGGAAAATCTATTAGGCATAGCGTTGGGGTCCAACAATAATTTTGTTATTAACCGTCACTTAGCGGAGGAGTTTGGATGCAAAGACACGGCGTTATTACTCCAATTTTTAATAATAAGACAAGGCAATAAAGAAGAGTTTCATTGTGACGCAAAAGAAATTCAGCAGGAATGTTTGATAGGAGAGTGCAAAAGAAGATCAATTTTTAAAAGATTAAAACAGGAAAAAATATTAGAAATAAGCCGTCACGGAGCTCCAGCAAAAAATTATTATAGTGTGAAAATCAAGTTTCTAGAAACGAGATTTCTCGTTTCTAGGGATCAAGTTTATGAAACCCACGAAGCGCCCACTACGACTAAGGGTGAAATAAAAAGTGGTGGTAAAATCAAGTTTCTAGAAACGAGGAATCACGTTTCTGACTATATATATATTAATAATACATATACAAAAACCGACCCGTTAACCAAATCAAGTTTAAGCAACGAGTCGAATCTTGAAGAATTTTCTAAAGAAAATCCTGTACCTATAAAAAAAGGTAGCACTACTTTAAGAGAATCAGAGTTAAATTTAGCCCAAAATGCCCCAAATTTAGCTGTTAAACCCCAAACGTATGCAAAGGTTAAGGGTGAGAGTCAAAGGGCTGGAAAAAGGGCAAATAAGGAGGAAAAAGAAAAGATAAAAAATTCAGTTCAACTTATAGCATTAAAAGTAATTGAATATCTCAACGCAAGGACAAATAAAAAATTTAGGGCACAGTCCACCGAAACAATTCGAGAAATTGGAAAACGTTTTAAAGAAAATTATAATTTTGAAGATTTTAAGCAAGTGATTGATAACCAGGTCCGGGAATGGGGTGGCGATCCAATCATGGCAAAATATTTAAGACCTTCAACTTTATTTGGGCCAAAATTTGAAGGTTATTTAAATTCAACGCCAGTTAAAAGAGTAGATCCCTTAAAAGAAGCCTTTCTGAAACAAATTTAATAAAAAATAATATATAATATGAAACACTTAAAAAGGGAGTATAAAAATGGAATCGGTTTCAAAGGATACAATTTTAAAATGCCATGAACTTATGCAGGAGCGTGAGAGGGTTGCCTGGTACTCGGACTATAATTATCTATTAGAACATAACGGCCACAGGCCAGGGGCTATTCATCTTTACTTAGGGGTGTCGCATGGTGGTAAATCAACATTAATGAGGTCATTAATTTGGGACGCCTTAAGAAAATGCCCATCAGGTAAAAAGGTTTTAGTTTGGTTAAGCGAGGAAACAGAACACGATTTTCTAATAGAATTTATTATGGCCGGTGCTACGATGGCAAAAGAGGACCTTTTAGTTTTAATTGGAAAACTTTTAATCCATTCAGAAATGCACTGGCCGGAGTTCTTTAAAAGGGGTGAGACTGAAAAGAAAAAAGATTATATGAGGGAGACTTTTGCCAGGGATGATATTGCAATAATATTTTATGACAATATTACGACCAGTGAATTTTATTGCGACATCCATCCTAGTGAACAATCTACTTTTATTTGGGAACTAAAAGAACTAATTTCTAAAGTTAAAAAGCCTTTAATACTAGTAGCGCATACGGCTTCGGAAATCTCAGAGAATACACCACGCTTTATAAGTATAACTGACATTAGAGGTTCTAAAACGATAGCGAATCTAGTCCAATTTTATTATATTTTACAAAGATTCTCGATTGAGGATGCCTTTTATCCTACTCTTAGAATTCTTAAACACCGAGGACAAACGGTTAAGGACACCATGTATTATCTTTATTATTCAAAGGAAAAAAATATTTATTATAAAGACAAGAAAATAGATTTTAACGCAATAAAAGAAGCTTTTAGATCAAGGAATGTTTTATAAAAAGGAGCGCCGATGTTCGCAGAGATGTATGAGAACGATAAGTTAAAATTTCCAGATAGACAGTTAAGTAAAATGAATATAATTGCCTTGGTGACGTTCAGATATTACTTAGAGATGTCGATTAAAAACCCTGGCTTTTATGATGGACATGAAAGGGCCATTAAGAAGTTAGTAGAATATATATTGGAAAATGAACTAGGTGAAGTAGATTTACCTCCAAATTATGATACCTTTGATGAGGGGCTTTTAAAATTAATCATCAAGGGATTAAAGCGTGAAAGTTACAGGACGACCAAAAGAGTCTACAATTGAAAACGGAATCTTAAATTATTTAAATCTTCAAAAGGGTTCTTTCTTTTGGAAGAACCCTTCCTCTGGCTACTTCAATGGTAAAAATATGGTTAAGCATAAATCAAAATATGCAATTAGAGGTGTGGCCGACATCCTTGGTATTTATTTAGGAAAGTTTATAGCCTTTGAGGTTAAGTCAGAAATTGAATTTAAATTTTATGAAAAACATGGAGACAGATTAAAAACTTGTCCATTCATTTACTGTCGATCTAAAAAGGAAGAAAATTTATGGCGCCAGATTCATTTTATAGAGAACTTAAATGCTAAAGGTGGCATAGGTAATATTGTTTGTTCAATAGACCAAGTAAAAAAGATTTTACAGACCGTGAGAACTATATTAAATAATACTTAATAGTAATTTAGGGAAACAAACCGCCTGAAGTTACTTCTTTTTAAGGTGCTTGAAAAAACATGAGTATGCGTTAATGAAGTTGTTGGTGGCTCGAACAATATCAACAATGGAATTCACCCTAGGAAAGAGAACGTCGGTTAGTCTTTATTCATTTTTCTGGCCGACGATCTCTTTTTTAAGATCTAATTAACAAAAAAAAATTAAAGTTTTGACTCTGAAAGACTGCCTAGAAAATTCAGTCGAGTGGAGCAGGGTTAAAAAGAAGAGGGGCGTTAGCCCCCCTCCTTTTAGTTCACCTAGTATTCGCTAGAGTGTAAAATGGTTAATAGACGGTACGCCCTTTTTGTTGGGTGCAAGGGTTCTAGACCGAACTTGCAGGTTCTATCCTCAAAAAAGTCGAACTTAAAAAAGAAATTGCCCACAACAGGGTCAACCTCAAAGGCGGCGAAGTCATGTAACCCATAGGGGTCATTGTCCTCCCCAAAGTCCATAAAGGTGCTAACAATAGTTAACAGAGCCTCTAGGTCTCGGTAGTATACAACTTCCTCGGTTAAGTGTAGCCTGAACGTATAACAGTTTTTATTGAACGCATTGAATGACTGTTTTAGTTCTTTTAAAGGACTCTCATTTGATTTTTGAAGGCTCGTAAACCCTTTCATTTTTTCTGCCAAGGTCGAAGGGGTTAAAGGGACTTCATAAATTTTCATACCAACTCCAAAATGAGTGAAGAGTTTTATGGGATTTTCTGCACGGTCTTTTGGAAGGTCATCCATAATGTTTTTAACAGGCAATAACTGCCTAATAAAATCATTAAAGATGGCTTCTTCCAAAATTCTCTCTTTTCCAGTAGATTTAATCATGTTTTACCTCCTAAGGGCATTATGCCCCGTTATAGTTTGTCAATTTTGTCTTCGATAAAATCTGCTATATTTATAACTTCCTTTAATAAGCCCGCAGCATAGGACCGAAGATCCGTAAGAGAGGCGTCTTTTTCATCAAGGGCCTCCCAAAAGTCATTTTCTATGCGACTGCATTTTGTGTGTATAGCGTCCAATTTCTCCTTTTCAACTGGATTGTCGATTCCGCTCATAATTGCTTTAAGTAAATCATCCTCGGTTTTTCCCGACCTCACTTTTTTTGTTTTTGCCATTGCTCTACGTCCCCAACTGGTAATTTGTCTTTGCCTTAAATTTAAAAAGGTCGCAATTTCCGATGAGCTATACTTTTTAGAATTGTATAACTCTGCAACCTCATCTTTTAAAACGCTCGGCCAATGGATTTTTCCGGCCTTTGCCTGTTTAATGGCTAGGGCATTGTCTTTTTTTACTCTTTCTAGGCTTTTCATAAAAGCTCCTTTTAGAAAATTGTTTATAAAATATTTATGCTTAAGCTCGCCCATTATTTATTCCTCCTGGGCTGGTTTTTAAAATCTTCAATCTTTCCTTTATTTTGGGAAAGTTGCAAAAATGTTATTAAGTTTAGTATAAATTTGTTCATCCTTATATTATATAACATAAAATGACATGGTCCAACAAAATCCAACCGATTTAACTCGTTGTTTTCCAAAGGATTTAGGGCATTTAGTAGGGTGTAACTCGCTGGAAACAGGTAGGGGTCTTTTTGGCCTTAAATTAATGAGTTTAGAGGTGGTTTATAAGCTAAATTAATGAGCAAAAAGCCCAATTTAAGCCCTAAGTCCTCAAAGGTCTTGAGAAATATTCAAAGACCTTGAAAAATATTCAAAATAAAAAGAGAAAATAAAAAGAGAAAAAATATTATTCATTTTACTTAAAAAGTAATATATTACCTAATGAATAAATAATATAAAAAGGTGTAGAATAAATGGAACTTGAAATAAAAGATATTAACCCGGCAAAATATAACCCTAGGACAATAAATGAAATATCCCGTAGAGCTTTAAAAAATTCTATGGATAGGTTTAGAGATATTTCAGGAATTATTTATAATAAAAGAACCAAAACCTTAATAGGAGGTCACCACCGTTGGGATGAGTTAAAAGAAAAATATGGGGATTTAAAAGTAACTTATTTAAAGGATGAGTTTTTTACAATTGACGATCAAGTGAATGGAGAATTTACAGGGTATTTAATGAGAGTTGTCGATTGGGATAAGTCCGAAGAAAAGGTTGCGAATGTAACGGCCAATTCTCATACGGTAGCAGGGGAATGGGATTTAGAAGTTTTGCCGACCTTAATGGAAGAGATTTATGAATATGATAATAGTTTAAAAGAGGACTTAAATTTAGGAAAATTAGAATTGGATTTAGGTATTCAATTTTCGGAATGGGAAAGTGATATAGAGGCCATAGATAAAATTAAAGCAGAAAACAGCGATAGAGAAAAGGTTCTTAAAATAAAATCTCCAGTCGATCTTTTCGATCAAGTAGCAGAATCTTTAAAAGAATGGGTCAATATTAAATTTCCTAATAAAGGTGTTAGCGTTGAGTAGGCTTTTTCTTTTACAGAGTTATCCTTATTTTTCTAATACAATCTATAAGATTTATAAAAATCGAGATCCATCCGAATACGAATTAATTGTAGATAGTGGGGCCTTCAGTGTTTTTAAATCAGGAAAGGTTATTAAGCTCGAGGAATATCATAAATTTTTAGATAAGGTTTCCGATTTGGCAATTTTAACATCAATTCAATTAGATGTTATGGGGGACGAGGAGAAAAGCTGGCAAAATTTTTTAGAATCTATAAAACTTGGTTATGATGTAGCACCAGTTTTTACGAGAGGAACAAATATTCATGAAATAGAGAAAATGTATAATTATAGTAATATCGTTTTTATAGGGGCTACAAGGGGGGTTGGTGGTCCAAACTATGTTAAATATGTTTTAGAGAATAATAAAAATAGGAACTGCCATATATTAGGAAGTTTTGACATAAAAATGATCAAACATTATAGACCTTACTCATGCGATGTTTCGAGTTGGATGGCGGCAAGTAGGTATGGTCAAATTAATGTTTATAAAGGTGGAGGAGAGTTAAAATATTTACATAGAAGAGAATTTATTCGAAGACCAAAACGAGAACATTTAAAAATGTTTTATAAATTAGGCTTTACAGAAAAAGAGATTCTACTTTTAGGAAAACAGGAAGCTTGGGTTTCCTCTGGAAAACATTCAGGTGAGGTTAACGAGAAAAATGTTAGAGGTGTGGCCCAATTTATAAGCACCGTAGCATGGGTTTATTTACAACATGATGTCTTTAAAAATTTAGGTACAAAATGTTTTATGGCGTGTTCCGAAGGGCTTAAACCAGAATTAGTTTTTACGGCCAAAGATTTTTTAAAAAGAAGGGGCATTATATGAGAAAAAAAGTCCTTTTATATTCAGGCGGAATGGATAGTTACATCCTTTCATATTTAGAAAAACCAGACGTATGTTTATATATTGATGTCGATGGGATTTATTCCAAAAAAGAGAGAGAAAATTTAATATTACCGCCTTATGGGAAATTAATTATTGATACGCTTAACATAGGAAAGTTTGAAAGAGATATAGGCGTCCTTCCTATGAGGAATGCCTATTTTATTTTGAACGCCGTACAATATGGAGATGATATTATTCTTGGAGGGGTAGAGGGTGACCGTGCTCACGACACTCATAAATGGTTTACGAAGCTAATGGAGTGGCTAACCAATTATATTTGGAAGGATGATAGGATTAATAACCGTCTTGAGTGCCGTGGAGATATAAAAATCCATTTACCAAGTAAAAATAAAACAAAAATAGAATTGTTAAAAGAGTTCATAGAGGAGGGTGGAGACCCTAAATTCCTTTATGAGTCTATCTCTTGTTATGATTCAAAAATTTTACATTGTGGTAAATGCAAAGCTTGCGCAAGGAAATGGGTTGCCATGGAACATTGTCTAATAAAGACAGAAGGACTTTTTTCACAAAATCCGGCTCTTTATTTTGGGCCTTATATAGAGCAGATAGAAAACGGTAATTATAACGGGCAAAAAGAAGATAAAGAAATTTTAGAAGCGTTAACGATAAAGAAGGGGACGGGATGGAAAGAGGTAACGTGATAGCCAGATCAATATCAACTAAGAGCTTTTATGATTTCCCATGTAGTCATAGGCAGCCAAAACATTCAGGGCATTGTAAATATCTTCATGGATATTCAAGAGAGTTTCATTTTAAATTCGTCGCAGAGAAATTGGATGAAAGGGGATGGGTGTGGGATTTTAGCGAATGTAAATGGATTAAAACCCACTTAGATCGAATGTTCGATCATACCACTTTAATAAATGAAGATGATCCGCAATTGGCAACGTTTGAGGATCTTGACGCTAAGGGAATAATACAATTAAGGGTTATGCCAAATGTTTCGATGGAAGGGACAGCGAAAGAATTATTTTTTTGGGTTAATTATCAATTAACTTTAATAAGTGGAGTTGAGGATAAACCGAGGGTTAGATGTTTTAGTGTTGAAGTTAAAGAAAATAATAAAAACTCAGGGATGTATGAAGTAAGTCCTTATCAAGTTTTTGAAAATTCTACTTTTGAAGGAAATGGTATCTATGAAGCGGTATAAAGTTAAAGAGATTTTTGGGCCAACAATTGAAGGTGAGGGTTCAAAAGCTGGTGAGGTAGTTTTATTTTTAAGGTTGTCAGGATGTAATCGATGGTCAGGAAAGGAAGAAGATAGGGCAGATTCTATTTGTCATTTTTGTGACACTGACTTTTTTGGTGGCGAACTACTAGAAAGGGAAACCATCGTTGAGCGTTTACGGGAAAGAGGGGAACAATATTATAAAGATAAAGATGGAAATGAAGCTCATCCTAGAATGTTTCAACTTAGAGTTGTTATCTCTGGAGGTGAACCAACTCTCCAGATGGATTACCTTCTTTTAAGATTATTAAAAGAGAGTAATTTTTTAATTTATGTTGAAACAAATGGTTCAAGAAGGATAGATCCAAAAACATTAGACTTAATAGATCATTTAGTAGTAAGCCCAAAACAATCGGAACAGTTAACAAAGATTAAGGTCTGTGACGATTTAAAATTGCTGTATCCCTATCTTGAAGGCGCTGACATGAAATCATTCTCAAAAATAAGTGCTGAAAATAGATTTATTCAACCAATAAAAGATAGTGGTTCATATCAAAATTATAAGAACAATTTAAATGGCGCAATTAATGAGTGCTATAAGAACCCCGAATATAAATTATCAATCCAATTGCATAAAGTAATACAAGTAGAATAAGGAATCAAAATGGTACGCCCTAGAAAATATGAAGAAGACAGAATTAACACCTCAATAAGGTTAAGCAAAAAACAAAAAGAGTTAATATATAAAACGTTTGACAGTATTCAGGCGTTTATAGAGGCAAGTTACAATAAATTAGAAAACAGAAAAAAACCTAAAAAAAAGGTGCGATAAATGGGAAAGAGAAAAACTACGCATAGGAAAATAGAACCAGGTCTTTATGCTTATCCAAGCCCTTTAGGTGACGAGTTTAAAATTAAAAAAATAACCGTGAAAGGTTATACTCATTGGGTAGTTAAGGCCGACGCTGGTCCATGGTTAGGAGAGTTGACTTTAAACGATGAGTTTCACTCTTTAACCGATGCTAAAATGTTTATTGACGATTTTTGCAAGGATTCTTGGGGAAAAAGAAAAGGAACAATGACAACTTAAATAAAGGATTAGTTTTGAATGAGAATGAGAGACTTGAAGTTGAATCGTATCTTGAAGAATTTCAAAAGGCCCACCAAGAAAATTTGGAGAGCTGCGAAGGACCAATCAATAGTTTTTATCTTAAAAGGTATTGCCATGTGGAATTACAAGAGAAAAAAAGAAAGGTCGTAAAGATTTTTAAAGAATTAATGGAAGTTTTAGGCGTAGATAAAGACTATTATAAGGACTCAATAGAAGGGACGCCCGAAAGGGTTGCGAAGATGTTTTTGGAAGAAACCTTCAAAGGGATGATTGGAAATAATTATCCTAAAATTATGAGACAAGAAAATCATTTTAATTATAGAGAAATGGTTTTGGAAAGTGGAATAGAAATAAACTCCGTGTGTGAACATCATTTCGTTCCAATCCTTGGAAAAGCCCATATAGCCTATATTCCAGACAAATATCTTTTAGGGTTATCAAAATTAAATAGGTTGGCAGATTTTCATTCTAGAAGACCCCAAGTTCAAGAGAGATTAACTACCGAGATAGCGGAGGATTTGGCCATCCATGTTGGTGGGGAAAGAAATGTTGCCGTTTGTGTCGACGCATTACATTGTTGTGTTAAAATGAGAGGAATCCAAGACTCTAATTGCGTGACAAGGACGTATCACTTAATGGGAAAATTTAAAGATGAGAAAGTTAGAGAAGAATTTTTTTGTTCGATACCCGATTTAAAAGATTTTAAAATCTAACTGCCACTATTAAAGAACAAAAAGGAATTAAGGGGGCAAGTCATGACCCAGAAAATAGATTTTGATGAAAAAACATGGGAGCGGTTAAAGACTTTACTTGAGTTAAAGGCCACAAAAAAAATCTGCGCCGATATTCTTGGCGTCTCCCAAGACACCCTAAGGAGGAGGATAGAGGAGAAATATAAAAAGAGTTTTTCAGAGTATAGGGATGAGAAATTATCTACGACAAAAATTAAGTTACAACAAAAAGCTATAATGATGGCCTTAGGTGGTGATAGGGTCATGCTAATTTTTTGCCTTAAAAATATTTGTGGTTGGACTGACAAACAAGAAGTGAAACATGAGGGTGAAATTAATACTCCTCAAGTAATTGTTAAAATACCTTCCAATGACAGAGAGGTAAAAGACGGAAAGTAGATTGATTATAGAACCTCAAAAAGGTCCTCAAGAAGATTTTTTAAAATCAACGGCTGATATAGTTTTTTATGGAGGTGCTGCGGGTGGTGGAAAGACTTATGCATTATTGCTTGATTTCCTTCGTCATTTTAATCACGATTCTATTGGCGGCGTATGCTTTAGAAGAACATCAAACCAAGTCAGGAACGAAGGTGGACTCTGGGATACTTCGGCAAAAATTTATTCGCTTTTGGGAGCAAGACCTAAGGAATCGGTCTTAACTTGGGTTTTCCCATCTGGTGGGAAATTGAAATTCTCTCATCTCGAATATGAAAAAAATGTTTTAGATTGGCAGGGGGCGCAAATCCCTGTCATTTATTTTGATGAGCTTACCCACTTCACGCAAAAACAGTTTTTTTATATGTTATCAAGGAATAGGTCAGTCTCTGGAATGAATCCTTATATAAGGGCAACCACGAACCCCTCAAAAAAATCATGGGTTAGAGGCCTTGTTGATTGGTATATCGGTAAAGATGGAATGCCAATAAAAGAGCGAAGCGGAGTTATTCGGTTTTTTATAAGAAGTGAAGATAAAATTATTTGGAGTAGTAATAAGCAAGACCTTCAAAAAAGATTTAAAGGATCTCTACCTAAGAGCTTTACTTTTATTCCGGCCAAATTAAGTGACAATAAAATATTAGTTGATAACGACCCTTCCTATTTAGCGAACCTCCAGGCATTAAATAAAATTGAAAGACTCCAATTATTAGAAGGGAACTGGAATATTGAACCAACGGGCGGAATGTTTTTTAAGAAGCATTATTTTGAAGTTGTTAAAGCCGTTCCTTATCTTACCAATATAGTAAGATGTTGGGACAGGGCGGCAACGGCACATACCGAGGGTGATAAGGGCGATCCAGATTATACCGTCGGGTTAAAATTAGGGGTTGATCGAAATAATCAATTTTATGTTTTAGATATCGTAAGAGAACGGATGTCCGCTTTGAATATTGAAAAACTAATTTTAAACACGGCAAAACAGGACGGACAGGAAGTCACGGTTAAAGGTTTCCAAGATCCAGGCGGAGCAGGTAAGGGCGAAATAGAAAGTTTTATTAGAATGTTGGCAGGGTTCTCTATTGTAACCGAGAAAATAAATGTAGATAAAGAGACAGCGGCAAAAACTGTGTCGGCTCAGGCTGAGGCTGGTAATATTAAAATCCTTGAAGCCTGTAGGAATAAAGAGCCGTTTTATACGGAATTAGAAAACTTTCCCGAAGATTCGCATGATGATATAATTGATGCGTTTTCTGGGGCTTTTAATTATTTAGCCCTCCATCGAGCCGATGATTTTACAGAAGATTTTATTCCGAATAGCATTGTTAATGTAAACTTAAACGAATGGTGATTTATGGGTTTTATGCGAAAGTTATTAAGTATAGGGTCGGATGATAAAATTGAAAAAGAGCAAACGAATGAGATCCCAGATTTTCACCATACCCCAACGGGGTCAACTGGGACTGAAATCTTTGGCGGATATTTTGAGGAAGATTATTTAGATGCCCTAAGAAATAATGAGAGGGCGGATGTTTTTGATAAAATGAGGCGCTCAGATCCTCAGGTTAAAATGTGCCTAAGTGCCGTTAAAAATCCTATTAAATCCTCAAACATTGAAATAATTCCGGCCGGGGATGATTTTTATTATCATAATGATGCCCGACTAATAGAAAAAATATTATTTGAATCAATGGCCACACCTTTTCCAAGGTTTTTAAGTGAGGCCCTAACTATGATCGAATTCGGTTATAGTATGTTTGAAGTAACCCATAAAAACTTTATTAATAGCCCGGTAAAAGATAGTGAAGGCACCACTATTCTAAATTCTTATACAGGTATTAGAAACATATCTTGGCGATCCCCAAAAACTATAGACAGATGGAATTTAAATCATGAGACAGGCGATTTAGAAAGCGTATTACAATTGGCATATGGTGACCTAGGTCGGGATGTAATTATCCCGGCAAAATATTTGCTCCTTTTTACTTTAGAAAGAGAAGGGTCAAATTATGAAGGTATAAGCCTATTAAGGCCTTGTTATGGTAATTGGTGGCGTAAAAATAATTATAATAAAATTAATGCTATTGGCATTGAGAAATTTGCGGTCCCAACTCCAATAGCGACAATTCCCCAAGGCAAACAATCGTCAACCCAATATGCAAAACTTATAACGGCCTTAGAAAAATATACCACTCATCAATCTAATTATTTAATTAAACCCGAAGGTTTTGATATTGATTTAAATACCAATACCTATGACCCTTCAAAGGTTGAAGTCTCAATTGAGAACGAAGATAAGAGAATGGTAAAAGCTTTTTTGGCCAATTTCCTAGAGTTAGGCATGGGCGGAACGGGTTCCTACGCTTTATCTAATGATTTATCTGACTTCTTTTTAACAGGGTTAGAATTTATTGCAAAAGAAATCGCAGAGCAATTAAATAAGAATCTTATTCCAGACCTCGTAAAAATGAATTTTGGACCAAGGGATAAATATCCCACTATTCAATTCAATGGTATTTCAGATAAAGCAGGGAAAGAGATGGCTGATATTTTAGGAACCTTAACGAGCGCCCAGATTATAACGCCAGATGATAACCTTGAAAAACATTTAAGGAAAAGGCTTGGAATAACTGAAATGAGTGAAGAAGGGCGTAGGCTTAAACCTACATCCTCGGGGGATTTAAGCTTATCAGAGAAAATTGATAGAGTTAGAAAAGCTAGACGGAGATTATAATGGGTATTAGGAGAGCGCTAGACCGTTTATTAAAGGATTCTGAAGCCGCCGTCTTGGATGTCATGCAAAGTAATTTGGCAACCATTGGGGACTCTCTTATAAATAAAATAATGGCCAAGGAGAAAGGCTTAACTCCATCAACCAAGCTGGACGCAGTAAAAGGAATTACTGCGTCCGGCTTAAACTCCTATAAGAGGGATCTATTAGATGTTTTAACCATAATTTCCTATGAGACTTTAAGGCACACCAAAAAGGAAGTTCCAAAAGCTAAGTTTAACTTAAGTGAATTTGATTATGATTTAGTAAGGTGTGTCGAAAGCAAAAAGGTTAAAAAGCTAAGAGGAGCCTCAGTTAAAAATAAAAAAATCGAAACGATGTGGAGGAAATTGCCACCTCAAACTAGGCGTCGAATTAAATTACAACAGGAACTTTTAGTTAAAACTCAGTTGTCGGATTTAGAGAAGGCAATTTATTTTCAATTTAGTACGACCGTGGAACAAACCGACAGTTTAGCCCTACTTAGGGCGGATATGGAAGACACGGCTTTGGATTTTATAGAAGGACCATCCGTTAGAGCCGGAGCTCCGTTGACTGCTCACCAGACGATAGGGGAAACTCGGAGCGCATTTTTTATGACTCCAGCCGTAGAAAAAGAGATTGAAGCCTTCGAGTTCGTTAATAATTATATCGTAAATAGGACGCCAATCTGTGAAGAACTGAATGGAACTATTTTTGCGAAAGGTGACCCTGATCGATTTAAATTTACGCCACCATTACATTGGAATTGCCGTTCATTAATTTTGCCTATTTTAATAGGAGATTTAAAAGGTCGAAAGATAAAAAAATTAAAAATTGATAAGGATAATGAAAAGTATCTTCAATTTTCCGAAAAGGTTAAAAGTTTTACTAAGGACTATGAGAATGCCCACAATAACGGACCCCAGACCTGGCAATATCCAATCAATTGTAGTTAAAAAAACGCCAGGTTTAAAAATAGAAGAAGCCAAGAAGAAGGCCATAAAAACGGGGGCGAAATCTCCAATTAAAAATAACTTAGTCGATGAAACAGAAACCTCTTTTAGATTTAGGCAAAGGAATCCTGAAGACTTCATTGATGGCTCTTTAAAATCTTTTAAAGTCCCTGGACAGGGTGTTACAATAATTTACGGAAAACTAAAGGTGAGCAAAATGAGTGAATATAGGTCTATCCCAGTTTTATTAAGCGAAGAAAAGATCCCTACTAAGATCCAATTATTAAGGTCGGGTAAATTCTTTCATGAGGGTCGAGATATCAAAATTTCTTCATCGGACCTCTTTAATATGGTTAAAAATTTTTCTGAGAAGGTAAGAGGAATTGATCTAATGATTGATTTTTCTCATAATTCTGAAGGCGAGGCGGCTGGCTGGATTAAGAATTTAATTTTGGCAGAGGGTGGTGAGCAATTATGGGCCGAAATAGATTGGACTCCTATTGGGAAAAAAAGGTTAGAGGAAAAGTCTTTTAAATATATAAGCGCCGATTTTACTTTCGATTATAAAGACAACGAAAAAAGAGATAGCCATGGACCAACTCTTTTCGGGGCAGGGTTAACAAATAGGCCAGTCGTAAAAGAGATGACCCCAATTATATTAAGTGAAAAAGATATTAACCAATTAAGTGAGGTAACGAAAATGAAAGATGGAGAGGTAAAAGAAAAAGAGGAAACAAAAGTTGAGCTCCAGGAAATGGATGAAGCTTTAGATGAGACTAAAGGCTATGACAGTTTAGAAGCCCAGATCGAGGCTCTAAAAGACCAGCTATTAAAAAAAGATGAAGAATTAATTGCCATGAGAAGTAAACTTGAAGCGAGTGAAAATGAAAAGGAAGAGAGGTTAGCAGAAATGGAAAAAGAAAAAGTATTAGTCGAAAAGAATAAGGCCTTTGATCAAAAACTTTCCGAGGGGCTTGTTGTTGAAGCGCAGAGAACTCCTTTTATTGATGGTGATATGGATAAGTTCTTATCCCTGCAGCACGAAATTAAGTTAAGTGAAACTGGTAGCTCTAAAACACCTGAATCACCTCTTTCTAAAGAAAATTTTGAAGAGAGAATAATTGAACTTGCAGAAAAAAGAGTAAAAGAAGAAGGAATTAAACTTGATACCGCTATAGGGATTGAGCTTAAAAATAATAAAGAAATAATGAAACATTACAATTCAATTGCTTAAATTATTTTATAAAAAGGAGAAAAAATTATGGCTGCATCAACAGAACCAGTAAACATTACAGTCTTTAAAGCCGGAGGAACAATTCGAAAATTTCGTTTTGTAACTTTAAGCGCTGCCGGAGAGGTTTCAGAATCTGGAGCTAACGGAAGAGCTATCGGCATTAGTCAAAATGATTCCTCAGTTAGTAGCGGCGAACTTATCGAAGTTGCCCTATCGGGTGGCGGAGCAAAATTGGAAGTCGGAGAAGCTTGTGCCCAAGGGAAACTTCTTACTTCTACCTCTACAGGGAAAGGGGAAATTGCGGACGCCGCAGGAGAATGGGTAGGAGCGATCGCCTTCGAAGCTGGTGCCGCTGATGGAGATGTCATTGGTGTTAGAGTGGCTCAATTCGCTGCTCATGCTACGGACGCTTAATAACAATTTGTTTTTTAAATTTTAAATTTTTAATAAGGAGTAAAAAAAATGTCTCAAATGAAAGCGATTGTAGATAAGCTTCTCACGCAAGCCTCGTCTGCATATATCCCCGAAGGTTATGCGTGTGAGCAAATACTTCCTGAAGTAAGGGTCGCCCAAAAATCTGGGAAATTGGCCAAATATGGAACTAACCATCTTAGAATCGAACAAAATTATGTCGGTGGCCGAGGTGAGTATAGGAGAGTTGAGGCTATAACTCGAAGTCAAGACACTTATACTGTAGAGGGGCATGGGCTCGAAGGGCTCGTGACGAAGGATGATAAGGTAAACTTGGATTCGCCCTACGACGCCATGCGAGATGAAGTGATTGGGCTAACCACTCAATTAATGATCGAGAAGGAAAAGACCCTAGGCGACGCCCTGGGCAACACAGGGACTCTTACTCAGAATACCACCCTCTCTGGCACGGCGCAATGGAATGATTATACTAACTCAGATCCTCTAGGCGACGCTTCAACGGCTAGAACAACCATCCAAGACGGTTGTGGACGACCACCTAATGCCCTAATTATGTCCTGGCAAGTATGGAATCAGATCAGATTTTCTGGAAAGATCCTTGATGCTCTAGGTTATAAATATAATAGAGGTGGAGGTTTAAGCCATGATGAATTAGCCGTTGCTTTCGGTGTTAGCAAACTAATCATTAGTGAAGTTATGTATGAATCGGCTGCTGAAGGGCAAACGAGTTCTTTATCTCCTGCATTTGGTAAAAATGCCATCTTTGCAGTTGTGCCAGATAATGCAGCTCCTTATCAAGTTTCTCTTGGTTATAGAATTCAACAATCTGCTCCAAGAAAAGTTTATAAGTATGCTGTGAACAATCCTCCAGAATCAACGGCGATCCTGGTTGAAGATTCTTATGATATGTTCCTTAGCAATGTTAAGGCGGCTTATCTAATTAAGAATGTTGTTGCCTAAAAGGTTACGAAGGGGGGATCACTCCCCCTTTTTTTTAACTTTAAAGGGAGATAAAATGTATAAAGTTTTAAAAAATTTTGGCTGTAATTCTATAAGAAAAATTGAGGGGCAAGAAATTAATACAGACGAAGCCCTTAAGATCGGTAATTTTATTCATCGGCTTATTGATGATGGTATTTTAGAGGAAATTTCAGTCGACCCAAAACCTATTATAGCAAAACCAAAAAAGAAAAGAGGCCCTAGAAAAAAGGTGTAGAAAATGGCGTATTCAACGAATGCAGACATTCAGGCGGAATTTAAAAATTTAACTTATTCAAGCAATGGAACAACCTCTGCCGAGGTTGATGAGTATATTGCCCAAGAAGATGCCTATATTGATGGGATCGTTGGCCGTAAATATGCTACGCCTATCACTGGAACCAATTCATTAAAAATTGTTAAAACAATTAGCGTTCAATTAGTAGCTGCCAGAGTTAAAAGAATTTTAGCGGTTAAAACTGGGATTCCAGAAACTGAGCAAAATAGTAGCTCAGGGTTACAAGGAATGGCGCTTAAGAAATTAGATGAAATAGCCGAAGGTCGGTTACTCCTTGCGGATGCAACTTTAGGTAGGGCAAGTGATGGAGTTAATTCTTTCGCTGTCTCAGATGATTTAAAACATATTTTTAAAAGAGATGTTGATCAATGGTAGATAAAAATAAAGGTATCGTCGTTGATCCTGGCGATAAATTTAAGAAAGCTTTAATAAGGGCCGGGAAAAAAGTTGATGATTTAACTGTCCCTTTAAATTTAATTGCTCAGTCCTGGTATAAAGTTAATAAAATTTTATTTTCCCTTAACAATAAGGGTCCATTTAAGGAACTTTCAAAAAGACCTTTTAGGGCTTATTGGTTAACTGACAAAGAGAAATCAACATGGGCAAGACCTCCTAAGAGTAATTATTTTTCCGGTGGGTATAGACAATATAAGAAAATGAAATGGGGCTTCGTTTATCCCATATTAAAAGCTTCAGGAGATTTGGAAAAGTCTTTAACTAATCCATATGATCAAAAAACTATAGCGACAATATTGAATAAAAAGGTTCTTTTATTAGGAACTAAAGTGACGAGTAAAAAGGGTGCCCCTTATCCTACTTATCTAAATGAAGGGACTAGAAAAATGCCTGCAAGACCTTTTATGGTTATAGGAACCGAAAAAGGCGCATGGGCTAAATCTATCCATATTCAAAGGAGATTAAAACTTTGGATTCAGACTTTAGATAAATATGTAAAACGATCTTTAGATAAAAAAGGGTAATGTAATGGCCTATGATTTAGAATCGCTTATGAGTGACGTTAAAACAATAATGACAACTCATTTAAATAATAAGATCGCTGAAATTAATACCGAAAAATCAGACACGGTGACCCTTTTGACTGTTGATAGTGCCGCCTATTTTATGCAGGATCTCGATCACGAAAGCATTAATTATAATCCTTTCATATTTTATTCTTGTGAAGACATAGATGGGACAGGGTTTGGACCTAACGTCCCTCAAGAGTTTTTAATAAATGTCATAATAGTTTTGGCCGATCAATCTGGTTATTCAGATATTTCGACCAGAATGTTTAGGTATGCCAGGGTTTTAAAAGAAATATTTTCAGAAAATTTTAGCATTAAAAGTAATAGTAATTTTATATCAATAAATGTTTTAGCTCCTGTTCCATTAACGACTCTAAACGAATCAATGGAATTTAGGGCCACAGGAATTCAAATTAAAAGTTCAATAGGTTAATTTTAAAAAGGAGAATAAAAATGGCACTTTCGGCCCCACGCACATTGTTCGGAATTCACTCAGTAAGCCCCTATAGTAGGACCGATGGTTCTTTTTATGGGGAACTAAGAGTTTTGGAAAATTCTAGTTTAGCACTCAGTGGAGAGACTATTGATTTACTCGGTGGATCAAATAAATTCCCATGGGAATCCGCAGACGGATCGATCACCGCAGAAATGTCGCTAAGCTTCTCGGAATATCCTGATTTTGTTTTTACCTTATTCTTAGGAAATGCTCCTACAACGAGCGCTGCGGAAGCAAGTGGATCAGTCTCAACGGCTGCCAATGTTAAAGGAACTTCCGTGATCTCTGCGGCTAATGGTATTTCTGCGGTTACGGCCACCTCAGGTGATGAAGCAGATTTAAAGTTTGGTAAATATATTATTATCGCAACTGCGGCACAAACATTCGATCTTTATTTATCTTCTGACGGTGATATAGGTCGAGGCACTGACGGCGATTATTTAACAGACTCCCTTAAAGTAGCGGCTGGGCTTGATGTTTCTGCGTCGACCGCCATTGACGCAACCTTCGGACTTACTTTCACGAAAGTGGGAACTCCAGCATTTACAACTGGCGATTCCGCGGAATTTTATGTCAAGCCCATTAACACGAGTTCTATGGATGTTACAATTGGATCACAAGCCAATCAATCATTCCCTAATTTCGGAGCCTGTATTATGGCCCAAAAGAAAGGTGACGGTGAAATGCTGGAAATTGACGCATACAATTGTAAAGCAGTCGGTATGCCTTTAAATTTCGCCCGAAATGCATACAGTGCGGCAGAGGTAACAGTCAAAATGCTGTATGATTCAGCTAAGGACGGGGTTTTTAAAGTCCGTTGGGTCCAACCTTCCTAATAGGTTAATGCCAGGGGTCTTAGTTGGGGTTGTTAATAACTACGAACAAGGGGATCTCTTTCTTCGGCCCCTGGCTCTATTCCGTTTTGATTCGTTTAAAACGTCCGGTTTAATAAACTGTCTATCTAAATTTAAGCTCGCATAAACCATCCATAAGGATAAATTTCCCCCTGCATACCTGTCGGCCAGCCATTTGAGTCTATTCTTCTCCTGATCCGACACTCTTATATGAATATACTTATTTAAATTTTCCATTTTAATTTTCCCCCCCCCTAATTCCCATGACTTTTTGAAATTCACACAGTTTTTTAAATAAACAGTGGCATGATCGAAGGTTTATAATATTGTTTTGTGATCACATAAAAATAGAAGTATAAATTAACTTTTAGTTTTATTATAGGGAAGGAAGGAATATGAAAAAATTTAATATTAATGATTTATTACCAAGAAAATCGACCTTTGATTTATCAATACCAGGAAAGACTTTTAATTTAAGACCATGTACACCTCAGGATCTAATTAGCTTAAAAGACATGGATATTGATATTGAAGAGGTAATGAAAAACCCTATCTCGGCTGATGTTTGTAAAGTTGTTCTCTATTTAATGGAGTATGAAGACGCCAAGGAATTTAAAAAAATAGAATTAAAGACTATTAATATAGAAACTGGAGAGGAAGAGATTAGTAATGTCGGCGGCTATAAACTGTTGATGAAATTAGTTGCTTCATTAAAAGAACATTTAGAGATGTTTTTATCACTTCTTAACTGTATGGGCTTTAGTGAAAAGGTTATAGGAGAGATAAGAGAGGCAACTTTAAACTCTGATGATACTCAAGCAAAAGCCCCAGTCAAAAAAAAAGCGAAAATTCGCCGAAAGAAAAAACATTAGACTGGGGAGAGGTTTTTGACATTTTAAGTTTTAATTATGGTTGGACAACTGAATATGTTTTAAAAATGTCATTACATGAAATTTATTGGCGGCTTCAAAAGATAGGACTTAGAATAAATTCAGAAAGAGAGTTTAAAGCGTCATTACATGGATTAAAATTAGAATCTAATAGTCCAATGGAGAAAAATAAACCAATTGAATTAAGTGACGACCAACAAAGGGCCATGAAGATAGCCTTAGAAAAAGCCAGGGAACGAAAGAGGTTAGAATATGCCAGCAAGTAGTTTAACAATAAAAATAAATGGTGACACGGCAGACTTCCAAAAAAAGTTAAGTGACACAGAAAAAGCCACGAAGAAGCTTCAGGCATCTTTTAAAAATGTAGCTGTTAAGGCCACGGTTGCCTTTGCTGGTTTATCGGCAACAATGGCCGGTCTAATTCGTATATATAGGGACCAAGAAGTAGCGGAACAAAAATTAACGACGGTATTACAATCGACTGGCGGTGCCGCTGGAATGACAAAAGATGCCTTAATTAAAATGGCCAACGAATTACAGAAGGTCACTCTATTTGGGGATGAAACAACAATTGCCGCCCAAGCTTTAATGTTAACGTTTACAAAAATTGGAGAGGATGTTTTTCCAGACGCAATTCTGGGGGCTATGAATATGTCCACAGCATTGGGCACTGATTTAAAAAGCTCAACGATAATGTTAGGTAAAGCTTTAAATGATCCTATTTTAGGTATAACAGCTTTAACTAGGGCAGGGGTTCAATTTTCTGAAGAACAAAAAAATCTTATTAAATCTTTTGTGTCTGTGAATAAAGTAGCTGAGGCCCAAAAAATTATTTTAAAAGAATTGGAAACTCAATTTGGTGGGCAAGCGAAGGCGGCAGCGGAAGGGACAGGCCGTTTTATACAATTACATGGTGCTATAGGTGACCTCGGTCAGAAGATAGGAAGTGGTTTAGTTCCAGCATTATCAGATATGGCCAACTGGCTTAATATAATTTTATTAGAAACTCTTGATAAGCATGGGGAAGAAATTGCTAAAGTTGCAGGCTATGTCTTACTATTTTCAGCCAACTTAAGCATCCTTACCGGAACTTTAGCCGCCGCCGCCGCAGGTTTTTATAGTTTAAGAATAGCCGTTTTAGCTGGTAAAGGAGCATTTTTAACATTCGGTAAAGCTGCTAAAATGACTTTAGTCGGTGGTGTTTTAGCCGGTGCCGCTGCAGGATTAACAGAGTTTCAAGAAAATTTTTCTGCCAATATGGATAAGATAGTTCTTGTTTGGGATGAGTCGTGGTCGGCTATTATAGGCGCAGGTTTTACCGCTGTTATGACCCTTCGTAATATGCAAAAAGCTATGGCTGAAATGCTTATGGGATTAATAACCTTTCAGGGTGCAACCTTAAAAACTGGTTATGAAAATTTAAAAAAATCTGTATTTGATGGAATTAAAGGTATCTCGGATATAAGTTTAAATGCCTGGACCACGATGGGTAAAGGTGTTACAGCCATTGATAAAAGGGTAAATGAGAGCCTAAAAAAATCTAAAAAAGAAACCTTTGATAAATTAACAGAAATCCAAAAAGAGTGGAACCTTAAATCTATTGAGGGTTGGATTGCCCACCGAGATCAAATGAAGGATCTTTTATCAGGGGAGAAGGCTAACGAACTTTTAAAAAATAAAGAATTCCATGAAATGATGGTTGAGGCAACGAATGAAGAACGAACTCAAATATTAGAAGACCTTGCCGCATTTCAAATAACAAAAAACGAGTTAGAGGATCAAGATACTCTCAATAGGGTTAAAAAAAGAATAAAAGATCAAAACGACGAAACAAAATTTGAGCATAAACATAAATTAAAATTAGTCGGTGGGATGAAGTCCTATTATAAAACTATGAAGCTTTTGGATGATAGCCGTTTTAAAGAGGCCGATAAATTTGCCAATCAATTTGCGGCTATGGCCTCTTCATCTAATAAAGAATTAAGGGCCATTGCAAAAGTTGGGGCCAATGTTTCAATTGTGGCCAATACTGCGGCGGCGGCATCGTCGGCTATGAGAGGGGCTATAGAGTTTTTCGGTGTTCCGGCTGGCCCTGTTATCGGGGGTGTTTTGGCCGCGGCCCAAGTAGCGTTCGGTGTTGAGCAACTTCATAGATTAAATGCTCAAAAACTTGCTGATGGGGGAATTGTTTCAGGTGGAATTAAAGGAATAGATTCGGTGCCGGCAATGTTAATGCCCGGTGAATTAGTAATACCTCAAAGAGATGCCAATGATGCTTTAAATGCAATTGGGGCTTCAAGAGATGAAGAGGTTTTTGGAAATGAATCAACAACCCAAGTTATAATAGGATTCGATGGAGAAGAGGCCAGTCAAGTATTAACGGCCCGACAAATAGAAAACCAAGCTCTGGGAATTTCTAGAGAGGAGGCGGCATAATGGCGGTTACTGGCGGAATAAAATTTCTATACGAAAATAAAATAAAAGATGGTTCGGCCGTTGGGAGTACTGGCAACGCCTCTGCAAAATATGCGCTTGACCTTGATGTCGATACCTATTGGCGCTCGGTCGGTTCAAATGATACTACCACCGAAACTTTAACAGTGACCTTTGACACACAAACAATTGATAGAGTTCTTTTACTTGATTGTAACTTTAAAGGTTTTACCGTTAAGTATTTATCAGGCGCCTCATACGTTCATTTCTCAAATGTTATAGGTATTGGTGGCGTTACGAAAACCAATATAACTGAAACAGATTTTTCTGAAAATTCGGCTTATTATGAATTTGATTCGGTTTCAACGGGTGGGCTTCAAATATCTATCGACACTACACAAACAACAAATGCCGAAAAATATATCTCTCAATTTATTGGGTCGAGTGAAATAGGAACTTTTGTTGGTTATCCTGAAGTCTCAAAAATTAGTGTAGATAGAAATTCAAGATCGAAAAAAACTTTATCGGGGCGGTATAGTGTTCAAAAATCACTCGAAACAATGGGATATTCCATTAAGTTTAAAAATTATCCTACTAGTGCCGTTTATAATGTCGATATTGATTTGGCTATTACTCTTTTGGAGAGTGAATCACCCTTTATCATTTATCCATGCGGAGGACGATATGAATCAAAACATTTTACAACCGCAATACCTGGATTTAGATTAAAGGATGCAAAATTAGTTCAAGTGTTAAAAGGGTATAGATTAAAATATTTAAAAAATATCTATACTAACCCAATGGATTTAGGTGGTTTAGAATTAGTTTCACACGTTTAAAGGAATAAAATGGCGATAACTCCAATTCAATATAAAATCTATTTTACTCCAAAATTAACGGCCACAACTTATGCCGATGAAATAGAAGTCTCTGCTAAAATTATTGATTCCGGTGTCTCTTCGATGAGAAAAAGCATTGACGCTGGCGATTATGATATTGGCGTTTTTTATTATGGGGATGTAACTCTTAAGGCGATTAATAAGGATGGTTACCTTTCACAAATTCATGACCATAGGTCTATCTTTACTTATAGTAGGGACTTAACGAAAGTTAGAATCGAATACAATGATGTTAATGGTGCCGTTGATGTTTTTAGAGGTCTTATAAACGAAGAGGGTACGAGAGAAAATTTTGAAAATGAAGAGTTAACTTTTAGAGTTTTAAGTTTTGATTCGGTTATTAGAACGGCCAGAATTCCAGCTGGAACTATTAATAATGGAACGGATTCACAAACGGCCCTAGAACAAATATTGGATAAGCCCGATATAAAAGCCGTATTAACATTTGATGCCTCTAAAATAAGTCCACCGAATAATATTATAATTGATGACGGATCTAAATTTGATAACATTTCCACTCGGGACGGTTTAGCAAAACTTTTAATTGCAACCAATTCAGTTTTTATAATTGATTCAACCGACACAATGGAAATTAAATCTAGGGATGTTAATTCAGGGGCCTCTTTAGAATTATTCGGGCCATACTCTCAAAGAGGCCGACAAAACATTTTAAAAATTAATAAATTTAATGATGGGAAACAAAGGCTTTTTACGGTTGTTAAGGTTGGAGAACAGGCTTCAATTGAAACTAATTATGTCGAGGACTATGGTTATAGGCAAAAAACAGTAGGTGTTATTGATTTTTTAACCAATGAAGTAACTCAACTCTCCATTGCAAGTAAATTAAGTAATGAGTTTAAATTTCCTAAAATAGAATTAGAGGTCGAGGTCGAAACGTCTTTGGTTAGAAATTCTAAATTATTAGATCAAGTTTTAATCGACTATCCATTAAGACTTAAACCTTATATTAAATTTTATCCTGTTGTCGGTGACGCTACGATTGATGATGCTGTAACACCTTTACCTCATGCCTTTGGTTCCTCATTTATTGAAAGGAATATTGCTTTTAAAATTATTGAAATAAAAGAAAATGCAAAAAGATTTACAACGATATTAAAATTAAGACAAATTGGAAACGACATAGGTGATGGCTTTATTGATATTTCAGGGGCCTCAAGTTTAGTCGGTTTCGCTGTTATAGGTACTTCTAAAGTAGCCTAAAAAGGAGAATTAAATGGGTACTGGTACGTTAACCTCAAGAAGTACCGGCGAAACAATCACGGCCGGTTTTTTTAATGATTTTAATTCAGCATTGCAAGAAACTTTAGTCGGTCGAAATTCAAGTGGAGCGGCAACCTCCGGCCAGGCTTTAGGGTCGGCCTCTATTCCATGGGGGTCGGGTTATTTTAATTCCTTAATTATCGATGGAGACGCCCTAGACACCTCCCAAATTACATCGCCAGCGAATAGAATAGTTTCGGGAGCTACTCGGTCGGCCTCGAATCAACCAAATTATTTGACGGCCAATGGTTCGGCTTTATCTTTTACCATTGATGGTGGAACCACAAATTTAGTTTTTGATGTTAATGGTGCAGCCGTAACATGCTCAACTAATATAACAGTTTCAAGTTTAACAGCGGCCCCTTCCATAAATAATACGGCCCTTGTAAATATGAGTGATGCCGCCGATCAAGAGTTAACGAGATATTGGGGTGAGCAGATTAATAAATTTATAACACCTCAATCTAAAGATGACGTAGACAATCCTCTTTATGAAACGATAACGGTTGATAATATGGGGTCGGAAATAACCGGCCTAGTAGGGAATATTTGTGCCTTTAATATTAATGATGGGTCAAACGATGAGTATTTTCTAGGGTATGTAAAAAGCACCACCGAAATTACTCAATGTTTTAGAGGTCACTTTTTAGATTCAAGTGGCGTTCCTGTTAATAGAATTAAATTTGCCAACAATGACACAATTACTTTAATGAAACTCGTTTGGGTCTTTTTAACAGATGATGGGACAACGGCTGACGTAACTTATACGAATCCTGTTTGGAGTTTCGATCAACCTGGATCACCTGTAACAGGGGACTATTGGTATGATTTAAGCGTTTCACAATGGAAAAGATATTCGGGAAGTGCATTCGTTTCCATTAATAGAACCTTAATAGGAATTGCTTTTTCCGATGCCACAAATTGCCTTGGCACGAGGTCAATGGATTTTTTTTCAAAATATGAATCAACCAATACCATAAGCGTTGAAAGATCAAGCTCAACCAATTGTCGGACTAGTAATTTACATGGGAATTTGTATGTTTATTCGGGGAAATTAGATTTTAAACTTTATGCGCCCGAATGGAATATTACAACTGACCTTGCCTCGACCGTGACTAAGGATGCTTATTTAGCTGAAACAGCCTCCACTTATTATTATCTTTATTTAAAAGACACTGGCGATAGGGTCATGAGTGATATTGGTCCAATTAAAAGAGATGATCTTTTAGGCGAGTATCATCCTCACAACCCATGGCGTTGCGTAGGCGTTGTTTTTAATAATTCGTCGAGTGATTTAGAAGGTCATGCCAGTGATGGTGCTGATGAAATTTATCCAGCGGCTTGTGTTCTTAGAAATTTACGGCATACCTCTGATAATGTTCACGGAATTTCAAGCGCAAATGCTTGGACGAATGCAAGTTTAAATACGGTCGAAGGGGAATCTTGGTTTGTCACTCTTTCAGGGTCAGGAACCACGGGGTCTGATGGAAACAATACCGATTGGACTTTAATTCCAGGCCAATATGAACTTCAATCCCAAATGCCATGGTCGGGATATAATACGGCGGCGGTTGGAGCACGTCTTTATAATGTCACCGATGGCGTTCAAGTCGGGGAGGCCGCATCAAATTTATATAACTCCTCCAGCTCTTGGAGTGCTGATTTTCAAACGAATGTTGTAGTACTGACAATTACGAAACCGACCAAATTTCAACAGCAAGGCGTCGCCAGTACTACGAACTGGGTAACTATGGGTGGTTACATTAGTCATTACAGCGGTTTAATCTCGGATGGTATTGCCAATAAAGTAATAATTAGAAAAATTAAATAGGAGAAAATGTAAATGGAGGATTTAAAAAATCAAAAAATTGATGATCTTGAATCTAGATTAAAATTACTTTCTAATAACCTTATTTTTTTTAAAGCATTCGGCGATGAAATTGAGATTATTAATGGAGAAAGACATGCCGTTCACCATTCCGACCGAGTTGCTAAATGGGACCGTTCCGACATCAAAGACTTCGAACAAAAAGTTTTGAAGTTAGAAAAAGCCAAAAAGGAAATTGATGACGAGGCCGCCAAAAATAAACCTTTAAGAGAACGAAAATCTAAATATCAAGAGATTGACCATCTTTTATTCGAGGCCATAGCAGAAAAAGAAAATGGTAAACCTGAAAAAATGAAGGCCTATTTAACTTTAAGAGCTAAAATTAAAAAAGACATTCCAAAATGAATTATAAAGATGAAAAACCTAAAAATAGTTTAACCATAGAATAACTCGTGATTAATCACGATAAAAAGTAGAGTAAGAAATGATGAATGCATCAAAGGGCTTTATAAGCCACAAGAGATAGGGTAATTAGAAACGTAGAGGGCAAAAATGAACTGTAAAAATGAAATAATAATTTATGCTTATTTATCTTTTACTTTTAGTTTATGCGCTTTTTTAAGCACTCGAGTTCCTCTTAACTGGTAACCAGGAAGGTTAAATGAAAAGTATAGCTTCAACTGTTATAGGCGCTTTATTAATAGGGACATGTTCAGCGATGTGGGGCTTTTCGGGTGATATATCATCTTTAAAAAAGACTGTTTATTTTTTAGAGAATGAAATTAAAGATATTAAAGGAAACCAAAAAGATATTTTAAATCATTTGTTGGAGTTAAGAAAAAGATGATGATGACCAATGCCGAAAGAGATTTTTACTTAAGAGTAATTGATGAAGACCCTAGGGTCATGCCTATAGCTCATCAAATAAGCAAGTATAAACATTCTTTAGATATAACAGTCTGGTTAATTAAAAATAAAATTACAGGGAAAATTCTTTTAGATTTCCTTAAAACTAAATTCGAAAATTCAATTCTTGATATGGTTAAGTTTATTATAATGAAAATAAATAAAGACAAAGAAGTAAAGCCCATTTATGCCTATAAAGACTACAATTAAAACTTGAGGTGTTTATGACCCATAAAACTGGCTTAGAAATAATCACGGAAATAACTTTAAATGATGCCTTCTTTTTAATTATTGAAAGAATGGGACTTGTTCAGTCTTATTATTTAGATCCAAATGAATCAAAAACTTATTACGATCGTTTAATTATAATTAATAAAGATAAGCCTTCTTTAAATGACATGGAGGATGAATTACTTAAATATAAAAATGAACTCCTTGACTTAGAAAAGCAAAAGCTTAAGATATTACATAATAAAAAACAGGGGGAAGATCATGGAAGAAAAGAAGATTGATAACCTTATTCCATTAATAGAATTTTTAATGGAGTTTGGAAATGTCATTGAAGAGGTTGCCCTAACTAAAAACTTTGGAGTTTTGTTTAACTTAATGGATGAGTTATTTAAATTAAAAACCGTTGAGTGGTCGGAGATAATACCCGAGTTAAAAAATTTAGATAATAGTGAAAGGAAAGAATTAGAGAAAATTGCCATAGAAAAATTTGATCTCCAAAACGACAATATCGAATTTATAATAGAGGAAATTATAAGTATCCTTTTAAGTGTTGGATATTTAGTTGAAAGGTGTCTGGCATTAAAACGGAAAAAAGATTAATCTTAATTAAATGGGTGGTCATTTTATTGACGGTAAGCCTCTCTACCCGGTGCACTCGTACCGTCCAAAAACTAAACCCTCAAATATCATATCAAAAAGATCTAAACATTACGGTCAATGGCCATTCGTTTAAAGGGACGGCGCTTCCTAAACTCTCCCAAAAATATAAAATAGAGATAGAAAGCCCTACGAATCTGGATCTTTTAACGCTGGAGAGTTGTCAT